ATGAGGCGGTGTAAGATGAAACATTCAAAATTTTCAGTTTTTTGGTTTTATAAACATAGGATGATTTTGCCTTTGATTGATCTAGCCGTTTTAAAATGCCCCTACGGCGGTTCTATCATTGTTAAATTTATTAAAAATGAGGCGGTGTAAGATGAATAAAAAACAATTTAAAAAACTTTATTCTTTTTATAGAAAAATTAATCGCGAATTCAGAGAAAATCTCGAGAACTCAAATTATCCTTGCGGCTACGATGACATGATATGCGAAAATTTTTCAAGACAAAGAGAAAGTTGGTTGAATAAAAATAAAATAATTAAGCAAGTTTTAAATAATTTAGACTTACCCTACTTTTCTTTCAGTTATCAACCTATAACAGAAAATTTTGCTATCTATAGGCATCAAAACTCATGGGAAGAAAACGGAAAAATATTCTGGATAAAAAGGACGGTTTAAAATGAAAAATGAAACATATAAAATAAAATTATCTCAATTGGAAAAAATAAAAGGACATCTTTTGACTTTAAAAGAGGACTGCGAAATTAATGAGAATAATTTGCAAAATCGAAATGATGTTTATTGGGATGTTTACGATTATAAAAATTGGCGGTCAATGAGGGCGGCGGTTGACGAAATATTAAACTGCTTAGAAGGATGCGAAAAATGAAAATAGCAGCATATATCAGAGTATCAACCGATGAACAAAAAATTGACTCTCAATTGGATGCAATAAAAAAATACTGCGCTCTAAAAGACTGGCCCACGCCGGTCTTTTTTATTGACCATGGTGAATCGGGTAAAAAAGAGTCACGCCCTCAATTGGATGAGTTATTGAAACGTATTAAAGAAAAGGAGTTTCATTCTCTTATTGTTTTTAAGTTCGATCGGTTATCTAGATCCACCATTCAATTAATCCAATTAATGGAACTATTCAAGCAGTATGATGTCAATTTTATTTCATTGGGCGAGTCAATCGACACGACAACCCCTGCCGGAAAAATGATTTTCGGCATTTTTGCAGTACTTGCCGAGTTTGAGCGTGAGAATATCGTCGAACGAGTCAAGGCCGGAATAAGAGCGGCTAAAGCAAAAGGAATACACTGCGGTCGGGACGCTTACAAAACAACACCGGAAACGATTGAATTGATCATAGAATTGAGCGGCCAGGCCAGATCATTAAAAGAGATAAGCGAGACCGTCGGACTAGACAAGGGTTATATCTCTAGAATACTCAAGAAACATAGGGGAAAAACCTAGAAAAAATCTTCTAAGTACCTTATTTTCTTATGGTTTTCCTAGGAATATACGAAATAAATAAGAAAAATTTAGGCTAAAAAATATACGAAGCTTAGACAAAACCTAAACAAAATCCGACTGGTCAACAAGGCGTTGGCCGTCGGAATATTTTTTCAAAATTTTTCCAAAATTTACCGCCGGATGATAGGTCAACGGCTATAATTTTTGGGAAAATTATAGGATAGATTTTAGAAATTTGGTTGAAGTGCAAATTTTACCTTTTCGTATCCTCTTAAATTTTTACCTGAATCTTTGCGTTGAATGGATTTCATTTTGTAAAATCTGCTCAAGTCCTTACCAAACTTAATAACAGTTTCATGTTTAGTCTTAGTGACTCCGCACCAAGCAACATAGTCAACGTAACAATCTCTGACTGGTATAAAATCTCTTTCATTTTGAGTCATGATTACCTTCTCATCAAACCAAGCGCATACGGTATTTTGATCCATGCGATAATCGGAAATTGTTTGGTCGATAACCTGAGATGAGCTGAAGCCATTCTGGTCAACAAGGCGTTTATGAGCTTTTAAAACTTGGTTGAATATACCTGGAAGCTCGAAGGATAGTTTCTCTTCAATCTTGGGATCTGCCTTGCCCTTACCAAAATAAGCATCGAATGGGACGATGATCAACCGCCGGATAAATCCTTCACTGAAGTCGGACATTTCTGGAAGCTCGTTACACGCCATAACAAGTTTGGTTTTATTGGAAACGACGTTGATCGGTTTCTTATAAATTTCTCTGGCCATATAAGATCCTCCGGCGGATAAAACTTTAAACCATGATGAATCATCGAGAGATTTTACCGGCGTTTCTTCTGCCACGTTGAAGAGTTTACCAACAAGATAAGCACGTTTGTATTCCTGGTTTAATTCATTAAGCATAATGGATGAATAAGCTTGAGGACCGGCGAGTTTCTTTAATACTGATAAGAACGTGGATTTACCGTTGGAACCTTCACCACTGAGCATAAGTGCCTTGTGATAAATGTACGGCATCCCAGAAATTGAGTAAGCCATATATTCCATGAGGACGTTTTGAAGTTCCGTTCTTCCTACGGTGATTTCTGCCAGGAAGTTATCAAAGACTGGTGAAGTCGCCGCAGGAGAATAGTCAAATGGAAGACAGTATTTAAATCCATACTTTTTATCATGAGAAGTAAACTCATGGGTTATTACGTCAATGACTCCATTGGCGAGATTGATTTTATTTTCCGATTGTTTATCAAACCAGTCTTCTGAGACTACGTTTGTTCTAAGGACTAGAGCAAGAAATTCTTGGACGTTTGAGTTACTTGGTTTAGGGACGAAGTTATCTTGGGCAAACGCCTCAACATAAACGCTCTCAAGTTCCCTCCAAAGAGGTGCCTCATAGATCCAAACGGTCCCCGAAGGAGTACAAACATATTGGTATTTCTTTTGGAAGTATCTTCTGAGATCCTCGTATGCCGGTTTAATTGGTTTAGGGATGCCATTTTTATCTGGACCGATTTCCCAAAATCCTGATCCGGCGGTCTTGATATATTCTGGACCTTTTAAAAGAATCGGTGAAGTCACTTTATTATAATGGGGACAAGTCCGACATTTATCTGATATAGAATCAATGTTTTGGCAAGTTCTTGGTCCGGAAGCTGCCATTGCCTTAGCTAGTTTGGATTCGGTGTCTTTGTGTGAATAACCTGGATGCCCACTAGACATAGTGTGAGCAAGTTTGTTTCCGTTATCCAAGTGACCTACAATAGACAAGGCCGCATACCATTCAGGTTCAGAGACTTCTGTGGGAGAGCTAAAATTCCATTCAAGGAATTTACACTCTTTTAGGATGTAGTCTGAGTCGGGAGTTGGGAACGCTCGAAGTGAGCTACTATCTATGGATTCTCCGGCCTGAGTTGTAGCGGCCTCGCCTAGTAGGTTACTAAATGAATGAAGCTTGTAATTGCTGTTTAATAAAACACAATTTGTATCTTCATATTGAATTGCTTTTCCTTTGGGGCAACGGTTGATTGTACCAGGAAGTCTAAGAGTACCAGATACTCTGAAAACCGCAGGATCAAGTTTCCCTGAGAGCGATGAAGCCTTAAGTGCAGCTTGAATCTGATTACATAAAGTCTTATAAGATTGTTTCAAGTCTGATAGTTCTTCACTGGAAGAAATTTCTTTATCAACTTCAAAAAGTAAGTGAAGCCCATGACCACTGGAGACTTGGATGAATTGCTCCGGCGGAATATTTAACGTTTCACTAATGACAGCGATGTGACCGTCAAGATTTGTCTCTTCTATGTCGTCAATATCTATTGGTACAAGTGTTTGGGATTTAAATTGTCTCGGGGCATGATAGCAGTTAGCAGTAGTATAGTGAAGATTGTAATGCTCCTCTTTTGGAATCTCATTTAAAACTTCATCCAAATTCTGAAGCATGACTGAGACTGAATCGAAGCGTGTTTCCAATAAAAGCTTATGAGCTTGTGACCATTTTTGCTGGTGATTATCGAAGTAGTCTCTATAAGCGATAATTTGAATCATGTATAACCGTCCTTAAACATTGGGGTAGGGTTCAAGGTTAAATAAAGCTTGCAATATCCGTCAAGGTATTTTAAAATTATTTCTGTGTGGTTCGTTGTTGTCCATACTCCACCGTCGGGGAAAGTTTCTCGTCCTTTCTGACTCCGGCGGTTTTTTACAATCCCAAAAATTTAGCATTGACCTTTTAAAAGTATTGATAGATGCTTGCGGTATAGCTTTCAACAAAGGACACAAAATGAGAATTATCAATCGAAAAGTTTCCGCATTAATTTTAGCTGAGAGATCTAAGCTAGGTTTAACTCAAAAGCAATTAGCAATTAGACTTGGATTAAGAAGCGGTCAATACGTCCATAATATAGAGAAACTTCAATGCAATTTTCCGCCAAAGAAAATAGCGAAGCTATCCTTGGCATTAAGTATCCCGCTGGAGAAAATTAAATATGCCATGATGGAAGATTATATTGAAGCGGTTAAATCCGAAATCGAGAAGTCTCTGTGAAGACCGCAGGAGTTTTAATTCTATTGGCCTTATCATATTTAATTGTTGCCAGGTTATATTTTATTTATGGTTACAACGAAGCGCAGTTTGATAGAGAGGTTGCCAATAAGAAATTATTAGAATGTTTGGAAGTTATATCTACTAAGTGACAATTGAAGTCACATATTGGAGATTTATGAACGATAAAGATAAAGAAGCGTTTGATGGTTGGTGGAACAGGGCTGCTTACAGCGGTAGCCCTTATAAATGGGATAAAGATAGCTTCATCTATTTTGAACTTCTTAATACATGGCAAGCCGCTTGTGATTATAAACATAAAGAACTTGAGCAGAAACTTCAAGACTACGAATCAGACTGGATTAAAATGCGAGACATTGCTGAGGAGATGCAAGCTGAAAATGCAAAGCTAAGAGAGTGTTTAAAGTTTACTGTTTATGCCGCTGAGTATTTATTTAAGCCTGATGAAAAGCTTGCTGATGGATTATTTCCTACAAGCTACTTTACGCTTTCGTATGAAGGAGATCTTGATCTTATAGAAAAAACTAAATATGCCAGACAAGTATTAAAAGAATTGGAGGATAAATGATTTTTTACAACGAGAAATACGGATTAGTTGAAATTGTAATTTACGGTTTAGGAGAAGAAATATTAACTGCGTTTAACGAAGAAAATGAATTATGTATTAGCGTAGATTATTTTAAAGACACTTATGAATTTATTGGATTTATTTAAAATGAAATTCTTAAATAACACTGACAGTATTTCAATTGATGCGGCCATCAAAGACGCTGAAACATTGTTGCAACCAAGTTCCAACATATTTAAAGACATATTAAATAAAAATGACTGGAAGTACAATTCCGGCAGCGGCTCCGAAATAGTCACAAAACTTTTAATACCTAAGACTCCAATTGATGTTTATTATTACAAGCCAATTTATCCCTGGTCCGCTGCTCTGGGATACTTTGACGGCGAAGCAATCCATATAAATTATCGCAAGCTTTTAAATCATACTGCGCTTGTCGGATTGTTACTTCATGAGTACGCTCATTACTGTGGTTTCAATCATGGCATTGGCCCTTCAAGAAATTATAAAAGCAAAGATAAAATCTTGCACTCGGTTCCATATTGGTTATCAGAAAATGTTGGGAAATATTTATGCTAATTCACGATAGATGCGCCGCCTTTGAAGCTGAGATCAATAGACTTAAAAAAGAAATAGAAAGGCTAAAAGCTGAGATAGAAAAATTAAAATCCAAGAGTGTGTCATAAGACTGGATTAATTAACTTTTGGTTAATGTGTGTATTATCCATTGCGCTCTATGGATAATTTTTTAAAGGATGTTTATGACAAAAGAAGAATTGCAAAGTCTCGCGGATCAAATCAGAAGTTCATGCAGCATTTACAAGGATTGTATGGATGGATCTTATGAGATGTGCCTTCATGTAAATGGTTTTTACGACATAAAAAAGGAAATTGAAAAATGCGATTCCCAAACGGATACGAGCCTCTCAAGTGGCAAACAACCGCTCTCCACAAATTCACAAGTTCTGAATTAAATAACTTCATCCTATTGGCAGAGGTAGGTACTGGTAAAACTTTCACCGCTATCTCCATGTTAAGGATGCTGCAAGAGAAGCATGGGGATCTAAAAATTCTGGTTTTGTGTCCAGGGGTTGTTATCAACAATTGGAAAAACGAGATCAGGAAATTTAGCTTCCCGCAGGACTTTGAGAATATCCATCCATTGGATGTAGCAAAACATCGTCCTGAAAAAATGCTTAAGATAAATGCCAGGAATGAGAAGTGTGTTGTCATAACGAACTACGAATCACTAGACCAAAAAGTATTTTTAAATCACCTAACAGATTGGTCCCCCGATGTAATTGTTGCGGATGAAATTCATCGGATTAAAAATCCAAAATCAAAACGTGCCAACGCCGCTGTAAAGCTTGGCGAGTACTGTCTTTATAGACTAGGCTTGACAGGGACCGCTATCCTTAACTCTCCAATGGACATCTTTCAGCAGTATTTATTTTTGGACCAAGGTGCATCTTTTGGGAAATCATTCTTCAATTTCCGCCGGAATTATTTTTATGATGCCAATGAATCTTGGGCCGGAAAACACAATCACTTTCCAGATTGGAAGCCGGTGCCAGGAAAGATGGAAGAGATGAGCGAAAAAATCTCCGCCAATTCTGTCAAGGTTATCAAGTCTGAGTGTTTAGATCTTCCGCCATTTATCCGCCAAACAATCAAACTCAAGATGAGTGACGAACAGAAGAAAGCCTATGACTCCATGATGAAAGACTTTCTGGCATTTGTGCAGACCAACGGAGAAGCCAAAGCGAGTGTTGCTAATATTGCCCTGACAAAGGGACTTCGATTGATTCAGATTGCATCGGGGTTCGTTGGACTAGAGGATGGAAGCACTTACAGCTTTAACGATAATCCAAAAATAGAAGCACTTGAAGGGATACTAGAGGAGACTGGAAATGATAAGGTTATTATTTGGTGCAGTTATCGACAAAACTATGGCGACATTAGCCGCTTTTTACTTGATAAGAAAATCAAGTTTGTCACCATTACAGGGGACCAAGATTCCAAAGAAAAAACCGAAGCGGCGGAAGCGTTCCAAACTGATCCCACGGTTAAAGTAATGTTGGCAAACCGCAAAGCCGCAGGAATTGGGATTAATCTTACCGCTGCTCCCTATAGTGTTGTGTTCTCCAGAAATTTTTCGCTGGAAGAAGAGATCCAAGCTCAAGGCAGAAACTACCGCAATGGCTCCCAGGTCCATGAGAAAATAACTGAGATCAATTTAATCATGGAAGACACGGTAGAAGAGAGAGTTGTCGAAGCCCTCCAGAACAAACAAAGCATATCGGATATAATATTAGACTTTAAATAAATCGATTGCTAAAATGAAAGCACTTAACAAGGAGAAAACTATGCCGTTAAAAAAAGGTGAATCACACGAAACAATTTCAGAAAATATTAGAACGGAGCTAAAAGAGCATCCAAAGATGAAGTCTAAGCAGGCCGTAGCTATTGCTTTATCAGTAGCGAAGAAATCAAAAAAGAAAGGGAAGAAAAAATGAGTTGGGAGCAAAAAGAAATTTCCGTCGGAGAATTAAACTCTGAAGTATCTTACCTGGTAGAACTAGAGAAAGTTTATAATGAAAAAAAGCGCGTCTACAAAGAAGCCGATGACGCTTATGAAGCTCAAAGACTTAAGCTTTTAAATCTATTAATGGAAGCAGGTGTTTCTAAATACCATGCTGAAGGATACGGTACAATTTCCCTTGCACTAAAACGTCAAGCAAGTGTTCCAAAAAACCCGCTGGATAAAAAATTAATGCTTGAGTATTTTGAATCACTTGGTCCTGAATTGTATAATGCTTATGTCACGGTTAATAGCATGACATTAAACGCCTACATTAAGGAACAGTCTGAGCTTGATCCAGAATTTAAGCTTCCAGGTATTGCAGATATAAAAGAAACTCCTGAACTTCGCTTCAGAAAAGGTTAATTATGACTAAAGAAATTGCAAAAAAAGAAAGCACAGAACTATCTATGGAAAACGACATTGGATTTTGGGGGCAAAACGAATCATCTTCCAATGATATTGTTATCCCTAAGATTCAATTAATGCAGGGTATGAGCCAAGCGGTTACTTCTGGCAAGGCAAAACTTGGAGATCTAGTAGATTCAGTAAGCGGGGAAATCATTGGCGACATTAACAAACCGCTGGAAGTAGTTCCATTTCACATGGAAAAATTTTTCATCGTCCAAAAGTTTAACGGAAAGAAGTTTCTCTATAATAGAATTGAGAAGATCACTCCACAAAATGAAAACGCTCCTTATGACTTTGAAGAGAAGGGTGTAAAGATGAAGCGTGTTTATACTCGTCGATTCTACGTTCTTACCAATGGAAACGTGCTTCCATATACAATTGACTTCGCTTCTACTTCTGCTAAAGCTGGCAAAGAACTAGCGACTGAAATGTTCGTGAAAAACGCCATGATGAAACTACCTCCGGCGGCTTCTAAGATTGCCGTGGGAGTAAAGATTGATAAGAACGAAGATGCCACTTACGCCGTGAAGACTGTAAAAGTTGTTGGTAAAACTTCACAAGAAGAAATCAAACAAGCGTTTGATTGGTACAAGACTGTTAGTAAATCAGCAGTATTGGACGCAGGATCGGAGTTTTAAATGAGCAAGATTAAAAAAGTTAAAGTAGACAAGAAAGTAAAAAATTCAAGTACTCTTTACATCCGCACAGTTTCAAAGGATGTTAAGAATAAGTTTTACGAAGTAGCAAAAAAGAGCAATCTACTTCCAAGAGAATTGTTTGAGAAGCTAGTAAACGAAGGTTTGTAATTTCCAAAAGGACGAGAATGAAGAGTTATGTTTTTGACATTGAGGCGGACGGTTTACTTGATTCAGTAAAAAAGATCTGGTCAATTGTCTTGCACGATACAGAGACTAATGAATTATTCTCGTACTTTGGTGACAGTCTGCACGTCGGAATAAACAAGATACAGGAAGCCGACGTGTTGATTGGTCACAATATTATTTGCTTCGATGTTCCCGCTCTTGAAAAATTATATGGCATAAAAATTAAAGCTAAACTCTACGATACTCTTCTTCTATCCCGCATGGTATGGCCTGAGATTGCCATAACCGCCGATGCCAAAAAGAAATATAACATACCTTCTCACTTGGTAGGCAGTTACTCACTCGAAGCCTTTGGTTATAGGGTAGGACATTTTAAATTAGAGCATACTGACTGGAGCGAATGGACTCCAAAGATGCAGGAATATTGTGAGCAGGACGTAAAAGTTAATACACGCTTATGGAAGTTAATCCAAGATAAACTTCCATCCGAGCAAAGCATTTATATCGAAACAGAGTTTCAAAAATATATCCATTTGCAAGAGCAGCATGGAGTTTATTTTGACGTGGACAAGGCCCTCTCTCTACACAAACCACTACAAGAAAGAATTGTGGAGATCACAAGCAATTTAAGAGTTATCATTCCTGCCAAGGAAATAAAGCTTAAGAAGAGTATAAAATATACAGAGTTTAATCCTGGTAGTAGGCAACAAATAATTGAGTTTCTTTGCCATAAATATAACTGGAATCCTACGGTGTTTACGGAGAAAGGGAATCCCCAATTGTCAGAGGAAGTACTGGAAGCTTTACCTTATCCAGAGGCGAAGCTGTTTTCAGAATACTTTAAGACTCAAAAACTTCTTGGAATGTTATCCGACGGAGACAAGTCTTGGCTAAAGTTCGTTAAAGATGGAAGACTCCATGGAAGAGTTATTACAATCGGTGCGGTCACTGGACGCTGTACTCATAGCTCTCCTAACCTGGCACAAATTCCAAGTGCTAGATCCTTTATGGGAAAGGAAGTGAGAGAGTTATTTTATGCCCCCGCAGGATACAAGATGATCGGGACCGACGCCAGTGGACTAGAGCTTCGATGTTTCAGTCATTACCTATTCCCATACGATAGCGGAGCGTACGCCAATGAAGTGCAATTCGGAGATGTTCATACTAGAAACCAGCAAGCCGCAGGACTAGAGACAAGGGATCTTGCCAAGACGTTTATCTATGCTCTTCTATATGGAGCAGGGGACGCAAAGCTTGGAAGCATTAAGTCATCCGGAACACAGGACCAGTTAAAGCAAGTTGGGTTTACCATGAGACATAGTTTTATGGACAAGGTTCCAGCTTATAAAAATCTAGTAAACTCAGTTAAACTTGCTATACAAACCAGGGGTAAACAACTAATAGGAATTGATGGACGAACACTCCAGATAAGACACGAACACGCTGCCCTAAATACACTACTCCAGAACGCCGGTGCGGTAGCCGTTAAACTAGCTACGGTAAAATTTAGAGACAATATGATTAAAGCAGGGATAGAATTTGATCCATGCTTGCATATCCATGACGAATGGGAAATTTACGTGGACGAAAATGAATCAGAAAAAACAAAACAGATAGCCGTTGCATCCATCAAGGAAGCAGGGGAAGAATTAAACTTTAAATGTCCGCTAACAGGCGAGAGTCGAAGCGGCCAAAACTGGTATGAGGTACACTGATGAATGTTTTGTCATTGTTTGATGGAATGTCTTGCGGTCAAATTGCTCTTAAGAAACTAAACATAAGTGTTGATAATTATTTTGCTTCTGAAGTTGATAAGTATGCAATAAAAGTTAGCTCTGAAAATTTTCCTAACACAATTTATTTGGGCGATGTGGCAAAGATTGATTTCAAATCATTGCCTAAAATTGATCTACTTATTGGCGGCTCACCATGCCAAGGATTCAGCTTTGCAGGGAAGCAACTAAATTTTAATGATCCAAGATCAGCATTATTTTTTGAATTTGTCAGAGCTCTAAAGGAAACAAAGCCAAAATATTTCATGCTTGAAAATGTTGTAATGAAACAAGAATTTAAAGATGCAATAAGTGAACAATTAGGAATTAATCCAGTAAGAATTGAGAGTTCATATTTTTCTGCCCAAAAAAGATCTAGATTGTATTGGACTAATATTGAAATTGAACCATATCAAGACAAGGGAATTGTCCTATCTAATATAATTGAGCATGGTTTAGTTGATAGAGACAAATCTTACTGCATTGATGCTAACTATTTCAAAGGAACTAATCTTGAACAATATTTGACTAAAAAAAGAAGGCAAGTTGTTTTTGAAAAATCAGATAAACCAATTAGGTTGGGAGCTCTATCAAAATCAATGGGTAGTCGAGTTTATCATGAGTCAGGTAAATCAATTTGCCTTTCGGCGCAAGGTGGTGGATTGGGAGCCAAAACAGGCTTGTACCATGATGATTATTGCATCAGAAAGCTAACAGTTTTAGAGTGCAAAAGACTCCAGACTGTACCAGATGATTACCTAATGAATGTGTCCAACACTCAGGCCTATAAGATGCTTGGAAACGGATGGACTGTGGACGTTATTGCACATATCTTAAAAGGAATAAAACATGGATCTTAAGCAACACGGACTATTAAGCCCATCGGACACCGAAGTTATTTTTATCAATAACTTCTCAGTAGAATTTTTAAAGAAACTAGAGAAAGATCCAATGGGAGCTAAGGACGTTTACAACCGTATCGTTCGCCCCTATATGGAAGCCCAGCTCGCCACGGTTAGAATCTTGGATGACCAGATACAGGGGTGCATTGAACAAAATGCGTTGCTACTCCGTTCTAACGCTGTTCTAATAGATCAATGTAAAAAGCATAGTGTACCTATGCCTAACTTTGATGAAATGGCAAAAGATGTTAGAGCGGAACTTCAAGCGGAAAGTGATCTCGGTATTAAAAGATATTAACGGACTATACTACTTCGTTAAGGAAGCCGCCGCTATCCGTGGGATACCTGATATAATCATCTGCTACAAAGGACGCTTTGTAGCATGGGAGTTGAAGCGGTCCCAAAAGGTAGCGGAATCATGGAGGGACGGTCACGAACTCCAGAAATACAATATCAAAAAGATCGGTGACTCCGGCGGGATTGCCAGGATAGTTTATCCAGAAAACTTTAAGGAATGTTTAGAGGAGCTGATGAACCTTTGATATAATATCCGTGAGAGGTACTCATGGAGATATTAGAGTTTCCCATCAATCATAACCATATCCAAAACCGAGTTGACGGTTTTCACGAATGGTTGAACCAATTATCTCCAGAGCAATTAGATTCTATAATGTGCGACATTGAACAGTACCTACTAGACGCTGCTGCCAATATGGAAAACCAGGAAATGGATTCTATGGATGCAATTCAAGCGGCGGTTCGTGTTTCCGAATCTCGTTGGTGGATAGCTCACCTGTATTAGCATGAAGAAGATTCCATGCTTCCTTGTACTTATCATACCTACAACTATCAAGCTCAGGATGCAGACATACCTTTGGAGATACTACGTCGAATGGAAGAATATACCAGATGTTAAGTTTAATAATGTGAATCGCAAAAAAATCGCAGTCACCTTTCTTATATTTTTCTTTTTGGGAGCAGCCATTTCTTAAGGATATTTGCCAGGATGTTTTATTAAAATGATTGGTAGATTTAATTTGTATCTTTAGAATCTGTTTCCCATTGTCGATAATGCAGTCATATTTCTCAACAAACAAAGGACGTGAAACGCTCAGGCCTTTACGGACTGCCCTTGCTAGAAATTCTATCTCAGAAACATTCCCTTGTTCTTGCGACATATAGGAATATTTTCCTACTTGCCTTTAATTCTATCAATGATTAATTTGATCTTTTTTGCCAATAAAACGTCATTATTTGCCTGTGCCTGGTACAGGGTATTTTGCAATCTTTCGAGTGATTCCTGCTTTAATCTTTCAGGATTAGGGACTTTACGGTCCTTGTCTTTTGATGAAGCCAAAGTCATTGTCCTTAAAAAATTTTATTGCTTCTTTATCAGTGAACTTGAAAGTAATTTTTTTTCTTTCCCACTTAAGACAAATGATAAATCTCTTCGTACATTCACGCCACGAATAATAAATCCCTGACAAGTCTTTCTCGATTGGAAAGAACGCCTTATCATAAGGCATAGGAATATGAGGCATAGTAAAAGCCAATGAATTAGATTCACTTTTTACCAGGGAATTGTACGAAACTTTGGGAGATGATTCTAAGGTTGAGCAGCTTATCATCAAGAAAAAACTGAGAACGCTCATCTTCTGGCTTAGATAGCTCTTCATAATATTCCTTCTCAAGCTGGATTACTTTATCAAGATACTTCTGTCCTTCCTTGGTATTCCAAAGTTTTAAACCTTCTTTAAGAACACCAAGGTAAAGACTAAGATCCATTATTTACCTGAGATTTTTTTAATCAGGATAACCAATAACTGGAAAATGCTGTTTGCTTTAATGCTTGGGATAAGTGCCAAAACTTCTGACAAGCTTAAGAGAAACAACAAGATAACGCCTTGGTTTGCAAGAATAACTTCCATAAATCCTCCTATGATTTTTTAACTTGGACATGGATATGATCTCCTGCCCCTACATTGTGTCTTAAGATAAGATTAGGCTCGCCAGTCTTTAAAGATATGGCGGCTTCGTTCCTGTATATCCTTTCAAATTTTTCCTCGAAAGTCTTCAAAAATTCCTGCGGAAGACCGTGGACTCTAATATCTGCGGCCCTTCCTTCTCTGTGAGAACTAGAAACTCTTTTGAGTTTTCGGTCTTCTTGGATCTCTGAAAACAAATCTGTGATAACAAAGTCATGCCCATTGGCATTAAAGTAAGATGCCATATCTAAAAGAATAAACTTTAAGACTGCTTTAATCTTATCAAACTCTGCTTTTTCTTTATCGGTTTTAAATTTAATTAATGCCATATTAGTGCAATTTATTCCAAAGATAAGAAGCAAGTGCCCCGATAAAAGAACTAAAACCAGCAACTTTTATTTTAAGACTCACCATTTCAGACTTAATCTCAGATACTTCTTTGCGGATTTCTTTGATCTCATCGAACAAATGCTGTCTCCATTCCTGGTCGTTGTTCATACCTACCCTAGAGCAGCTATAACCGCTGCCTTGTCTTCTTCTGTTACTAAATGTCCGTCTGCTGGAAAAGCATTGATTGAAGCAATAGCTACCCCAATAGAGCCGGTCGAAAGTGTAGCAAGAATTGTGCTGATCTGTGGGTTAGAAAAGAGTGAAGCAAGCTCAGAACTTGTAAGACCCTTAGCTTTTACTCTTACCTTGAACACAGCTAGAGCTTTAATTCCCTTAGCAATCTCGGCCTGAGCAGCTTTTACTGCATGGTTAAACTCTACTTCTGCTGTAATATCGATGTACTCAGTAGTAAAGTCGGCAGGATATTTGTGAAGATTCCCTGCTAACCATAACTCTAGCTCAGCATCTTCGCCTTCAGTTTGGCCGATTACTTCGATGTGAGAGACTTCCAACTGCTCAGGTACAGCTTCAATTGCTGGTTCCGTTTCAGTAGCTTCTACTGCTTCAATAGCAGGAGAGTAAGGAATGTCGATGACTTTAGATTTGATTAATAGTTTTTTCATTTCTTAGCTCCAGTACAAAAATAAGCCCTATCAGAAGATATTGACCCTCCTGCTGTATTTGATACGCCCCCACTCATACTAGTTGTCCCCGTAACTGTGACAAGAGCATCTAGTCCAGTAGTCGTAGTTTTTGACCAGCAGTTTGGTTGTTGTGCCCAATAGTTAGTAGTAAAAGTACAAACTGGAGTAGTTGCATTTGTACAAGACGAGAAACACCCGCCATATTGTTGAGATAAAACCCCTGTAGAAGATACTTGAGCAGAACATAAAACTGCGTTTGTAAGGCCGGGAGTCATTAGACTCTGGTCGTTTGCGACTGCCTTAGCTGTCTTACCTATGTAATCTGCACCTTGTTTTTGGCAGATTATTTCAACAGCCTGAGATAAAGCACTTGAACCATCACTTGTCCTATAAACCAATTGAGAGCTACTAGAAGTGGTATATTTTGAGACTTGACCTGTTGATGTTTGAGCTAACATAACGCTACAATTCGGATTTTGTGTAAATATTCCAGAATTAAAACTGCAAGTATAAACTGCTGATGAGTTAGTACATCCACTTAACCAATCAACATTTTCTCCTGAGATTACTGCAGCAGCACTAACCTTAGCCGAAAAAGTGTCAGTACAATCAAGAGTAGAGGCACAGCTTTCTAAACCATTAAATTGACCGATAATAATGTTAGAGTTCTGCCATCCTTCGATTGGTATGCGTACATGAAAAGAAACTTTTTGAGATGAAGAAACTATTGCGTTTCCTTGAGCTTTAGTTAAACTTCCCACAGTAGACACTTGCCTTCCAAAAACAAAGTATGAAACAGATGGCTCGATTAATGCTTGTACTCTAAAAAATAAAGTTGAAAAATAATCACTAGCTGCGTCACCTGCTATTTGTAAACTTGGTATAAGTGAAGAATTTGAACTAATTAATTGAACCCCACCCCATACAGGCAAAGAAACCCTAGCCTCCGTAGCTGTTGGAGTACCTGCTGTAAACTTACCTTTCATCAACAAATCAGAACCTTGTCTTTTACACTGAGTTTCAATAGCTGAAACAGTACCAAACCCTATAAACGATGCCGTAGTATGGTTACATGAAACCCAATCTGTATCGGCATTAGCTGAAGAGTATGTAGAGAAAGAAGTATAGTACTCTAATTGAAATTTAGTCCCTCTCGTGGCAGAGCCAGACGTATTGTTTTCAATGTTAATTAGTGAAGTAGAAGATGCCCCATAAAGAGAGAAAGTTCTATCACCTGCTACACCGTAGTGAAACGTACACGATACTACACCTTGACCCGAGTCCGTGTTACTATGGACGTTTACAGCGTCACAAGTAGTAGTCCCATCGTTAATTGCTAATGAGTTTTGAGCTGCTGCCGATGAATACAAAGGGACGTAAAATGTCGCTTTATAAACCCCAGCAGGAAGAGAATTAATTGTAATCTGTGGGAGGTTAGCATCGGTTGTCTGCCAATCACCTACATATTCTTTAACAATTGTAGGGCCGGGACAAGCGTTAGTAGAAGCAAATGCTCCAATGACAGCATTGTTTCTAAACCAAATACAAGAAGAAGTAGGAGGAAATACTGCTTCTCCTGCAATTCTTGAAGCGTCTGTTACAGCAGTTACTTCCATTGCACCCACGAACGCATCGTCAAGATACACAGTACCAGTACCAGAGTCGACAAATATATTGATACCATTTGACGTAGCTCCAAGGACAAATGGAATTTTGTAAACGTGCCATTGGTTGTCTAGGCTAGAGTTAAGACAATTCGTAGCTGAAACAATTCCTGCTTCTACTGTACAAATTACAACTAGAACGTCTGTCTTAATTCGGATACTAGCAACACCCTGAGTAGTGCCTCCAAACTGAGAAGCGTACAGGGTAGAAGTCTGAGTTAAGTTTACATCGTTAGCAGAAAGCTCAATTTTAAGAGATTTTTTCCCGTCGATAACTACTGTAGTTTCAGCAGACTTGGTATTAGTCGAAGCATCCGTCCAACCAAAACCTACCGTAGGATGTTCAAAACTTGGGTTTTCCAAAAGGTTTTTGTTTCCAGTTTCCATTAGCGCAGTAGCACCAGATATTTTGGTGATCTGTTTATTCGGAGCCTGGATAAAAGATCCTACCGATTTAGTAGATTGATGCTGGCCTTGGAGTAATGCCGGAGCGTCCCCTTGACCAAAACTTAAATCCGTAAAAATAACACAAAATAATAAAACTAAAATATGTCTCATAACGTCCCCTTATACGAACCAAATAACAGAAACGTCCCCATCTTCTGAAGCCGTTGTAGCAATTGCCTTGAACGTGCCCGCAGGAATCTCGGAAGTAGATTGACCAATTCCAAGGTAAAATCCGCTAGAAGAAGAAGGAGTTTCTGAAGAAGCAACGAATCTTATAGCACCGTTAGCGTTAAGAGAGTTTTGAATAACCATTCTCTTGGCACCAGTCGGAGCAGTAAATGTAACCGCAGAAGCACTTGTTACTGTCTGAGTGCTAGAGCTATTTAACTCTGGTGAAGTATTTAGCTCGATAGAATCAAGTTTAGTATTCGTGCTTCCAATAGCTGTAATGATTGAATCTAGTTTAGCATCTGTAGCCGCACCTGAAGGAAGAGGCAGAGAAGCCGCACTAACCGGAACAGTTTGGTCGTTAGCAATAACTATTCTCTGAGTAGTAGCATCTGTAGCCCCTGCTCCAAAGCTAACTGGAAGAGTAGCAACGTCCACGTCACCAATGTTATTATTCCCCGCCGGAATAGACGGTAAGCTTAATACGTCTACGTCACCGATATTGTTTGTTCCCGCTGGAAGTGAAGGCAAGCTCAACACATCTACGTCACCAATATTGTTTGTTCCCGCAGCAAGTGAAGCCTCAACGGTTAAAGCACCAGAAGGATTAACTTTAACGTCAACGTAACCTCCCCCGCCTCCAGTAGTTTTCCCAATGATTAAGTTTTTACCGAGTTCTGCAAACATCCCGCCAGAAACGGTTTGATCTAAAGTGTATAGAGATTGTTTAACGGCGTTTAATTTAAAGATTGTTAGAAGTCTAAAGTGCCCTTGAGCTGTAGCTCCATTGGTATAAACAACCCTAGCATATCTAAATTCGCAGTTGAAAATATATCCAACACCACTTCCGCCGCTGTAAGTAGTAGAATGAGAGTGATCCCAATTCGTATTGTCGATTGAAAACTCTACCTTTACACCGTTTGTAGCGGAAGCTACGTCTGATTTCACGCAAACATTAATAGCAGCGTATTTTGTTATTTCAAAAGATTGTCCAGTAAAAGTAGCTCCTGCTCCTAGCGGAGTAGTTGTGGCATTATCGTAATCAGCGAAACCTGTTTCCAATGTTTTATTATTGATGGCATCTAAAAAGAAATTTCCATCGTCGTCGGCTACGGCAAGAGATCTAACTGTATTTGTGTTTGAACTATAAGATCCAATTAAGTTCCCAGAACCGTCACCTAGAGCAACGCTATCGTCTGAGTCGTCCAGGTTTACATCAATCTGAGAAGCTGTGATTGATATATCCCCAGAAAAATCGATTAGTTTAACTGGAAGAGGAGCATTGTTTGAAGGATCAACTGTATCCTCTGTAACACTTACAGCGGAACCGTCTTGAATAAATTGAACCGGAGAGTTTGCCATGGCGGCAAGAGCAACCCCTGTAGAGTCCATTCTCTGAGTTACCGGACGAAGAATAGAGATTGTGTCCCCAGCTACAAGTGGAGCCGAAAGAACAGAGCCAAGTTCAAAGAAATTAGCGTCTACAATTTTATCAATATGAACTTCAAATTCGTTGATTGAATTAGTCGAACTAAGGATTCGGCAAACGTCACCAACTTTAGCTGAGTGGCCAGTAACTTTAACCAGGTAATCATTAGAACCTGACTGTACTGCAACCGATGAAGTTACTTCATATATTCCTGCGGGGATAACGTCTAGGGCGCGACGGTTTGAACCAGTCGGTTGACCTGTAACGTACATCTCGTTTCTTAGATCTTTGTCGTTTGAGTTCGGCTTCTGAAGCTTGCCGTAAGCTGATCTTGTGGTAATGCCTGACATGAATCCCTCCAGTCCTATGGCCTTCTTAGGTACTTATAGTTTGGAGGGATTTAAACGAATTGTAAACTATTCAATTATAGCTTCTTGCCTCCAAAGTAATCCTTCATTTTCCTTACGTCTTTGTTCCATTCTGCGCTTGTGACCTGGACGAAGTTCTTCTTTAAAATCATCCATAATTGTATAGTGGAGTGCCGACTTCAAGTACCAAAGGTTTGAGCCTGGAAGAAGAGAGCCTACTTCGGTTAAATCTTTCAGTTCGGCTTCCCCTTTAATTGTTTTTCTAGCAGTTCCTAGCAAGGTGTCCGCCTTGGATGCTATTGGACCAGCTACAAATCCAGTAAAGAAATCTGAGTTTCCTCCGTAAGATTGGCCAAACATTGCGTCAAACATAATTGATCCTGCACCTGATCTTAATATAGAGTTTCTAATTGTGTCGGTAGAAGTTGGATCTGGAGGGGTTTCGTTTTTAGAAATTGATCTAAGGGATTCTGCTACATACCCCATAGTTGAAAGACCTAAAAACATCCCAGATAAATGAGCTATATTTGGTTTTCTGTTTGGGTTTGCTAGGTAAACTCTTTGCATGATATTAGCTTGCTTAACTGTAAAAGATTTAAGCATGGCAAAACTTCTAATTAATTCTCCTTGAACAGTTCCTTTACTTGATCCCATCATAAGGACTTTACGCTCTCTTAAACCTGGATTAGGTGCGGCCATATTGGAAAATTCGTTATAGTAGGAATCTAGCCTTTTTTCTAAATATGCTCTATACTGTGCCGGTGTTCTTGGCTCAAAAGCAGGGTTAAGTGCTTTGTGGTCGGCTATAATCTTGTTGGCCAATTCATCAGAAATAAGATCGGATGAAATAGAGTTTACTGTAAACTCTCCATCTTTTAGTGGTTTTCTCATGGCTTTCATGGCATCCCAATCTGTCTCTTTAATGCCAGCTTTTAATAAAGCATTAGAGGCGAAAGGGTCCATGTCTTTCCATGCTCCTCCGGTCCATTGCCCAAGCTTCATAGAAAGAAGACTTGTAAAGGCAACACGGTGAAACCTTGCTTGTTGTTGTAATGGGTTTATTTTTGAGTACAAATGATTAAGTTTATTAATACCTTTAGTTATAGGTCCAGTCGAGCCTTCCACTCTTAAAATGTTTCCAAGAGCCGATTCAATAGCAATTGATAACTGAGAAGCTGATTGTCTTTGAGTTTCAGGCGGAAGAGACTTGATTAAACTTTGAGCAGATTCTCCTACAAGTTTAAAATAATTTTCTCCAGTATAAACTTGTAGTGCTGTAATACCTGTAGCTAAATCGGTAACTGCTGAAAAGGCGGCTCCGCCTAACGCAGACATAGAAGTAAGAGATCTGAGATTGCTTCCAGCATCAGCTAGTTGTTGTTTCCCTACAATGTTATTGGCATTGGTTATTTCTTTAAAATAATTATTAAAATCTGATCCAGCTTCTTTAATAGAATCTATTTCTTTTTGTGCTTTAATGTAAGCCGGATCACTAGGTATTAATCCTTTCTGCTCTTTTTTAAGATTTCTTATTGTTTTTTGCACCAATGTAGCAAACTCTGTTTGTGCCCCTGGCCCCAATATTTCAAACATTGATACATCTCTAGCTACTTTTGCAGATTCGGCAAGCATAGACTCAATAAGAGATTTATCTGAAAATTCTGAAAACATATCAGCCAAGCCTTCAGCAGTATAAAAAAGCGTTCTGGGTTTAGTGTATTTTTTAGGAATAGATTTTTTTATTCTTTCTTTTGGAAGGTTTGAAAAATCAACTGCTTCTGCGTCGTCTGATCTTTCGATAAACCCATCAAAAACATCTTCAAGATATTTCTTTCTAGCTTCTAGTGTTTCAATGTTTGGAAATGTTTTTTCTAAATCTAATCTGCTATAAACATATTCTGTCCAAGCCTCTTTACCCATAGTTATCATTTTATCTACGTTATAAAGATCTCGCTGGTTAAAGGCATAATCTTTAATAAAATTTTCTTGGATGCCTACATCAATTTTATCTTTGTGAAGCATATTTAAAAGCTTCTTAAAAACTTCTGCTGCTTTGGCTGCTTGGGGATCTCCAAGTTTTCCGTCGGAAACAATTTGCATGACAATATCTTTATCTAATTGCCTTGACGCTAATATCTTAAATTCTGCATCAGTAAAAGCTTGATCCATTACAGTTTGATATTTTATGTTCCTAGTGTTCATTACTGATTCAACGGTTAAACTAGAATCAGCAAAGTTGTAATTGGAAGAACGAAGAAGAGTTAAAAGACCTTCAACTTTATCGGGAGCTGCCATTATACGCTTAACATTATTCGATCTTTTTTGAAGCTGAATTACAGAATAATAATCATTTATTATTCTTTCTTCTCCTGTGTCTCTAATGTATTTATCTAATGATTTACGAAAACCGTTTGGTGTCCTAGAGTTTTGATTAATGTCTTCAATATCTTTAATCATTTCATCGAGAATTTCTCTATTCTCTTCAGCTATTGTTTTATATTTTTCTTTAACAAGTAGTGAACATTTAGACATTAGTCGGCTCCAGATATAATACAGTTTGCAAAGTCTTGTGCAGCATCTAATACAGATTCGGTAGTTTTTCTATCTTCTTTTATTTTCTTTAAAATTGCTAAATCTTCAGGATCATCAATTAACCCTAATTTTTCCATATCTTCCAAAGTTTTAATTGTATCGTCTACGGCCAATTTTCTTTCTTCTGGGCTTATATCCTTTGGGTTTGGTAATTCATCATATTCTTTTTGTGCTGCTTTATCGTATTCAAAAACATTGTTGTCGGCTTGTTTGGCTTGTTGTTCTAGTTTAACCTTGTCGGGCATCGGAGCATTGGCGGTATCAGCATCAAATCTTCCAAGCTCTTTAGATTTACCAAAAGAAACAGGGTAAACAAAAAGACCATTATGACCGTTAGCTTCATCTGTAAATTTTAACCCATCTGCGCCTTTGTTGTTTACTTCTCGCATAAACAATTCAAAATCAGCATCTTCTAAAATGCCTTCATCAATAGCATTGCGAAGATAAGTTTGTGCGTCTTTAATTGTATCTACTTCATAAAGAATATCTGAAATTTGTTTAGGTAAATCTAAAGATTCAATAAACGCTCTGTCTGGAATGTCGGCATCTTTAATGTTTAAATCTTTAACATCCATTTCAATTACGTTTGATGAAACGCCTTCCAGCGGATGAGTCGCCATGTTGTTAGCATAGCTTGGATTGTCGGTCATATAGTAACCGTCGCCCATGTAGTCCCCGATTACTCTCGATCCGCCTTCGGCGTAGTTTGCTTGAGTAGGAGAAAAATAAACTGGATTTATTTTGATAGTATCAGCATTTGCTTGAGAAAAAGAATAGTTTGCACGAACACTTCCCTCGGCAGCGGGAGCAATTTTAAACATTAATTCTTTATGCTGACTTGCAATTATTTCTGGAGAAGGGATTTTCCCATCATTAAATTGACCAATAGAAGTTTTAATACCTAACCCAAAAGAGTCTGGAGAGATCTTTTTTAAAGCATTAAACCCTACTTTTGCGCTATGAATAGCTACTGGAGCAGCGAGACCTCCGCCTACAATAGATATAAAAGCATCCTCCATGGTATAATCTACTTGTGCTTCTTGAGAGTAATTATACATGGCTGGCTCTAGTGCAGCGTTACCAATAATGCCTTCAGCAGCTTCCGCGGCAAAGCCGCCTTTAGATAAAATCTGCCCTGTTTTAATAGCTGATTGACCAAACTTTCCGGCAGCAGCTAACGCTCCAATACCGCTTAATGCCATCCCGGCAAAAGCACCAACACCAAATTCTACCGGATCAAGAGCGTGGGCTACAACACCCGCACCAAGATTCATGGCTCCTTTATAAAAACTTCCCCCTGGACCTTGTGCTATTTTTTCTTGAAGAAGTTTTCTTTTTTTTCCTTCTTCATTTAGGTGAAATGCGACGGCTTCATTTATGGGTTGTGAGAATGGTTTTTCTACATCCATGTAAAGTTTGTTAGCTTCATCTGGAGTTAAAACTTTAGAAGTGGTTTTAGCAAGTTCGTCTAATGATCCTGATATTCCAAAAGTATCAATACCGGAACGAGCTACGTTTGAGACAAAGGTATCCATCATGGCAAGATCATAAGCAGCACTAAATGTGCCTATGTCTGGTCCTGTGTCTTCTGTAAATTCTTGTTCAATAGGAAGACCGAATGACATTAGAAGCCTTCTTTGTAATTATATCTTGGTTTATTAACCTTAAGCATATCATCAAACGATACTTCTATCGGTTTGCCTTTGTCGTCTAAAACTTGAGCATAACTACCGTTAGCTGTCTTCTTTGCAAGACGTACGCCATTTTGAGAGTTATTAGTAAGCCATACCCCATTTTTTTGAAGATCAGAATAATACTGAGAAAGTTCCTGCCCTTCTCTGCCAAGTATTGCCATTTGATATTTGTACGATTTTGGTACAGATACTTTTAGATTTCTAATACTTTTTTCTGATAAAGTGTCAGACATAAAATCTTGTATTTTAGATTTATGAGGAAGGTAATCTTTTGTTAAAACAACAGAACTATTTTTGGAATTAGCTACTCCAAAATTACCTTTAACTACTTTATCAATGGCAATTTGTTTAGATTCTTTCTCATCCTTTCCGTCTGCTCTAGCTGCTTTATATTCAAGTTCTACTAACGAATCAATTCCATTGTTTAACCATAGTCTTGATTTGCTTGGGTCATTTATTGATAAAGTATTTTTTAATTCCATAATTGTATCATCATTAAACACTTCATTTATTTCTGATTTTTTACCTATCTTACTAAAAGACTCATCAATTTCTTTTTTCTTTGAAATGTTAATTAAGCTTGATTTTCTAGCTGCTTCATCGGGGAGATACATAGACATTGCGTGTTCTGGTTGTATTGCTTTGTTTGCTATTAGTTCCGTTACTACGTTACCAAAATCATTTCCATATCCAGCTTTGAGATTGTTAAAAGCTGCGTTAGCTGTATCGGCATTAGGAGAAGTTAAAACGGTTCCGTAAGTTTTAGACAAGTTTGGATCTAAAACTTTTACATTTGTAACTCCGTCAAGTTTTTGCCTTTCTTTGACACGAATAGAGTATTGTTTCATGGCTTCAGTATTTGAAATATCCCCAGCTTGTTTAGAAAGATTTTTTATATCTGGATCTGCTTCAATAGCAAAAGAAGCTCCGTCAGTAAGTTTTTTATTTAAAATATTTGTAGCTGCTGTTTGGTAAGCTGATGCTAGTTGTTGTCTTGAAGTTAGATTAAAAATATCGCCTTCTTGCCTCGGTATTTGAAAAGCTGTCATGCTTCTTATCTTGTCTACTGGCATCGTTTTTAAATCTTGCAAAGCTTGATTATACTGTTTGGCTGAGTTTAAATTATCTAAAACTAAAGCTTTTTCTTCTGGTTTAAGTAGATTGGCTTGAGATGTTATATTGTTAAAAACATCTTCAGGTACTTTCATTCCTTGCATTAATGCTGTAGAAACATCATTCGCCTGAGTGTTAAAAACTCTTTTAGATAACTCTCCTTCTTGTTCTGCCAGTCTTGAAAATCTGTCCTTATAAGCTTGTATTTGTTTTGGATCAGTGTATTCCAAAATTGCTTTACCTTCTTGATCTTGGCCGTTTAAAAATCTTAATCCTGATCCGTACCTTTTAGAGTTTTCAAAACCTTCAAGCAACGTGCCAGCGTAGTCGCTTCCTATTTTTCTTTTCATTTCTTTAGCTTGAGTCTCATCGTAGTATAATCCAATACCGTCGTTTACAGCTTTAAGGGAATTGTTTAAAAAATCAGAAGCTAAAAGAGAGTCTGGTTTTTGTGATAGCACTTGCCTGTTTTTATAAACATCATCTGTTATAAGTCCAGATTGATATATCGCTTTATTTTTATTTTCTTTTGCCTGAGCATTTATTCCAATTTGTGTTGAATAAGAATTAAAATCATTTTCCCACATTAACTTTGCATCATCATTTGGAGCTAAATCTTTTTGAGAATCATTGTATGATTTTAAAAAGTCATTCATCTCGGAAGCGTATCCAGTTGGATCTCCTGAATATTTTACGTCTAATTCAGTTTCTTTTTCCGATACAAGTCTGTTTAGTTCATTTTTTCTAGTGTTTATAAATGTGCTAGTGTCTGCCTGTTTTCTCTTTGCCATTAAAGTATCGCCAAGCCCCATCAATTGGTTTCCCAATTGTGCCCAGGCTTCATTTGCTATCCCTGCTCTAGCTACCGATGGCCCCTGACCAAGATCAACTGCATTAGTATTTATTGACTGTGTGTTTAGTTGAGGGATTCTTGGCATATATTTTCCTGTTATTTATTTCTATAATATGAAGCACCGGCAGATAAAAGCGTTCCTGCTGCGCTTAGAGTTCCAGCTTGCTCGTACTGTCCCGCTTGTGAAGCTGTGAAAGCTGCACCTTTTTCTAGTTGGTTTGCTCTAAACAAAGTATCTCGTTTCATATCTGTAATTTGTTTAGCTATTTTAGAATTTGTATCTTCCAATGCTATAAGAGTAGCACCTGTACCAAGTTCTACGCCTCCAGCAGCGTAAGCCGCTGTTTGCTGCGCTTTAAATTCTTCACCTTGTTGCTTAAGATTAATCTCTTCAAGACGCATCCTTTCACGCATCTCTCTAGCTTGCGCACGTTTAAAGGCAGCTTCTTGCCTAGCGGCTCTAGCTTGTTGTCTTCCTTGTTCGTATTGAGCGTAGGCGGAAACCCCTGCTCCAATGGCCAATACAGCTACTTCGGCCCCCATTATTTCCTCACCTTGATAAACATATAATGATCTAATCCTCTATGGTATTTTTTAACTATACTTTCAAATTCAAACCCAATTGCCTTAGCCCATTTACAGTTATCATCGCTAACTGCAATTTGAATCCTATGAGCAGAATGACATTCAAATAACCAGTCAGTAAAATCTTTTACTGATCTTACTGTATCTTTTGCATACTTTTTAATATCTTTACAAGGAATTAACCAGGCTTCCCAAACGCCTTCAGAAATAAAACTAAGGCCACAAATAAAAATTGTTTTTGAGTCTTTTGTAAAACTCATAATTTGTCTTATTTCAGGATAGTTTAAAGCAGATTCAATTATGGATTTAGAATCAAATCCTACATCTTTAGGGTCAAAATTTTTTAAATGCTCTATTTTAAAAGGCTCTGCTTTAAACGTCATGGGTGTAACCTTTAGTTAGAAGCCATAGAACAGTTAAAGGATATGGTTGATCTTGTTTCAAAATAGTTTGATTATCATCTGGAGAAGCATTAAGAGATAGGCGTACTTCTTTGGTCGAAAGAGAGGCGGCTGTTCCTAACTCATCTATAGGGTATTCATTGACTGATTTAGATTGTTTATATTTCCCACCTCTTGATCGGTCAATATAAACGCTTATTTCGTGTCCACGTCTGGCCGATCCTTGAGCTACCCCAAACTGTGCCCCTGCTTCAATAGGCATAGTTTTGATCTCTCCAGTGTACTTATAACCTACCAATAATGGAGAATAGGTAGAAGCATTTGGTACTACAATTACTCCAGCGGAAGGAGTAAAGTCTCCAAGATAATTTCCTTGAAAAGATACTACACTTACAGGTTGATTATAATCTGTTCCAATATTTATATTGTTTGAAGAAGCTGTAAAAATCTTGGCGTAATCTAAGTGGCATACAGATTTGCTTGAAGCTATTGTATCAAAACTTGCGGTAGCGTTCATTGCGTTTTGTCTTGATCTAATCCAAAATCTTTCTAACCCATAAACAGACCTATTTGTATAAAGATAAATGAAGTCTTTATTAGATTGAGAAGATAACGGAATAGACGCTATAGATGAAATAGAAGCATAGCTTGAACCATACGGTAATATATGTTTTGACCACCCAAGAATTTTAGAAGTTTTATCAATTGCCAAGCTTAACAAGGTTGTTTTTCTTGTATGTGTATTTAAACATAAGCACCATAAAATGCCTTCAGATTCTTGATATGTTAGTTCGTAGAATCCGTTTAAATTAAATAATAAATTAGAAGGATCAACTAACGTAAGTGCTTTATCGAGAATACCTTCAGACAAAGCACTTATCTCACTGGCAGACTGATATTGTCTTAAATCTTTTGGTATCTCTAACAATCTTTTTCTATCGTAAGAAACAAAAAGAATTGATGATCCTACTTTTGATGGTTGTACTTTGGCGGAGCCATGGGATGAAATTGCACCTACATTAATATTCGATATAGATAAGATTCCATCCTGGCCACCATTAATAGAATATTCCGTACTGGTTGTTCCGACAATCAAAGTTTGTGAAGGGAGCATCCATTGAATGGAGTTTGCTGATATAGCTGCAATTGTAAAATTGAAAGGATCTGTTTCTTTTACAGTACCAAAATAATTATATCCAGTAGTATCTGTTGTAGCATCTTGGATAAATTTCTTACTCATAAAATGGTAAATGTTACCAACAAATGAAGCCCATATTGTATCAGGGAATTTTATGTTACCGCCAAAATAAAGTCTTCCTTGGAAGAAGCAAGCTGTCTTTGGGTATCCGTCAATAGGATTAAAAGCTGAAATTTCAAAATTTGAGGCTGATGTAACAGCTCCGTAAGCTGTATATGTGTAAGCATTAACTTCGCTGTCAGATATTTTTGAAGTTATAATGGATACACCTGTAGTAGTACCATGTGTTATTTTGATTATAGTTCCTACGACATCTCCGGCAAAAAAAGATGTAGGTACTGCGGATAAATTTAAAGAAAGTATTGTAGTCGCACCTACGCCTGAGGTTGTAGGTCTTAATCTAATATTGGTATCAATATTAGCGTCTTTAAAGGGTATTCTTAAAGGATATTTAACATTTACGTCTAATTCTAATGATCCTGTTACTGCATTTAAAACTGTAGGATGTAAAATAGAATCAATTAAAAAAGAAGTTGATCCAAGACGTTTTCCCACAATAGGTGAAAGAGTCCCTGTTCCGTCACAAATTACAAATAAATCTCCGTAAGATGTAAAAGACAAAGAGTCAAAAATAGAAGTAGTTAAAGCACCATTAGCAGCAGGATCAAATAATCCAGAAAGATCACTAAAATCTATGTGAGTATTCCAGATATAATTTGGTTTTGAAATAGAGCAATTTGTTAATCCTCCTGCTTCAATTTTTGAAATACTTAAATTGTAACCAGGAGAAACAAAAACAATATAACTTGCGCCATCAGCAGGATTAAATTTAAAAATTCTATTATTATAATTATCTGTAGTTGTATCAATTGTAACTCTAGTTGTTCCTGGACGAAAGTATGCCCCACCTTGTTTTAAAGGAATGAAGTTTGTCATTTCATCTACACCAGAATAATACTCCTCTAAATCTGTTCTACCTTTAAGGTATTGAGAAAGTTCGCCGGATGAGAATTTATTATAAATCGAATTGTACTTCATTAGTACCTCGATTCTATAAATAGATCGTCTGTTAGAGGATAAGAAGGATTCTCTTGTCCATCATGGCTTCTGCTATCTCTTAATTTAACATTGTACTCTTGAAGCAATATTACCTTTAAAGGATTAGATTGAACCAAAATGTAAGCTAGATCAGCTGCTAGTTTTAGCGATAATAGTTCTGAAAACTGCGGACTAAAAGTAGATGCGTCTGTAACTTTAGAGATATATCTTATTTTTACGTCTGAATAATTTGAATAAAGTTTTGTTCCTTCTACTTGATAGAAGTCTTCTTCATACTGAGTAGCCCATACTCTTAGGCAATCTGCTGGTAGAGTATATTCATAGGCAAAGTCAAATTCTGGAGTATTAACCGTTGCAACCAAAGTTGCACGTTTAATAGCAAAATTCCATGGGTGTTCGTATAGAAGCTCGTCACGAATTTTAGAATATTGTTCGTTTGCAATTGCACCTTGTCTAGTTGTACCTGGTAATGCGGAAATAATCTCCACGCCAAGTTTAATAAGTGCAGAATTTACTATACCTAATTCTGTGGCCATGGATGCCTCTTAAAAGAAAGGCCCCCTTTCGAGGGCCTTAATGATTATTCAAGGATGTACTGAATCCAGATTTTAATTTCAAGACCTAAAGCTGCATCAGAAGCTTCAGAAAACTTGATTTGGATGCTTGTATCAGCATCGAATTTTTTACCAAGAGCAGCGGCTCCGGCTGGCATAAGAGCTTTTACAGCTTGTCCACCGGCATCGGCAGAAGCAATGAAAGCATCGTCGTCAGCAGCGTCTACGCCGTTAGCAATAAATCCAAGTTTCATGATACCAGTAGTGCCAAGGCTTGGAGATACTAAACAAGCTTCAATTACTTTTGCACCTTTAGGAAGTTTTGCTCCCATATTGATGAGGTCGCCAATCGCATATACGTTTTGACCACAAGTAAAAGAATCTTGAAGAACACGAACTTTACCAGAAAGCTCGCCTTCGCTGATTTGTTTTGAAGGAACATCGATAAAAATTTTGCTATAGTTGCTACCGTTAAATTCGGCCATAAAATTCTCCTAAGAATTTAGAGGGGATTTCTCCCCTCTTAGTTTAATTATTCAGAACAGATAACTTCAACAAGCTTCTCTTCTTCCATACGAGTAGCACCTAGGTGCAAGCTTGCATAGACTTGAGTTGAGTAATGCTTTGTAGGAAGAACATCGATCTTGCCGTTAATGTCTTGAGCAGTAGCAAGAAGTAGTCCATCCATGGCCCAAGCAAAACAACGACGAGAGTTAGCTGCTGTAATTGTTCCTGTACCAGAACCAGTCACGCCAGAAACTACGTTGTATGTTACGTTAGAAGCAGAACGTGGAAGACGCTCAGTTCTTACAAAGTTAAAGCCCATGAAAGTATTAACTTCGCCCATAACTAATGCTTTTACTGAAGCGTAGTCTGAGTTTGTAACTTCTGTTTGAGCAAGAAGAGATTGAATCTGGAAAGAAGTGATAGCCATTGATTTGCTAATGTCTTCAGAAACATCGTTTGCATCAAATTTTTGCTTAACTGCACGAAGAGTTTTTACGTTAAGGTTTACACCAGAAGTAGTAGAACCGTCATGAGCAGCTACTTTCTGAGAAGCAGGAAGAGCTACGGCAGTAGCACCGTCTACACCAGAGTAAGCATTTCCAAGAGCAGCAGAGATGATTTCGTCATCTTTAGCACGACCAAGTGCCCATACAGCAGCTTGAACATACTCAGACTCAGGAGAGATAAGCATACGGATTTTGTCTTCTTTATCAACAAGATCAGCGTAGAAGTAATCTTTAAGAGTAACACGACGACGAGAGTGCGGAGTGTTTGAGTAAGTTGTATCAGAGTGACGGCCAACTTTAAGTTGAGCGTCTACTGCGCCAATTCTGTCATAAAAAGCTGATTCAGCATTTTGTGATTCGTTACGAACTAAACCTTGAAGTTTAGAACCTTTTTGTTGAGATAAGTGAAATACGTTTGAGCTATACTGCTTTACAAAAGCTTCGGTAATTTGGTTAGACATAACCTCTCCTTAAAGTGTTAAAAAATAAATTTTGTTTTGTGACTACCCTTGAAACAAGGATCACGGATATTCCGTAGATTTCGCCCGCAGGAACCTTTCGGTTAGCCCCACCATGGAACGTATATTCCTATGATGAGGCACCAAAAATAGCTTGTCAATTATCTTTTTGTAGATACTGCCTGAAATAATTTTGTCATTTCATTTATAGCATCTTTATGACTTGGATGAGATTTATTGTAGTAAGGATGATCCTTGTTGCCATAAATTTCATTGATTTTAGTCTGAGCTTCCGACGGAGTTAAGCCCATAGATCCAAGATTGCTGGCATCTACAAACTTATCTTCACCCATTTGCTCGGCCAATTTAGCAAACATTTTAATAACTACTGGATTGTTACCAAGGCCAGAATCATTAAATACCTTCTTAGATTCTTCGTCTGCAATTTGGTTAAATAATCCAGAAGCAGCTTGAAGTTTTCTTTCAAAACCTTGGCCCCATTCTTTCTTAAGACCGTTTACAGATTCCTCAAATATTCTTTTGTTTTCAGCTTCATTGGTACTGATAACTTTATCTACATGAGAATTATAAAACTCAAATAATTTATCGGCTTGTTTTGGGAGGATACCATTCTTAACGGCAAGCTCTTTAAATCCGTTTACAAAGTCTTCATCCATCCCTTCAGGAGTTTTAAACTCATACTTATCAACTGATTCTGGTAATCCAAGTTTCTGATAAACTTTATGCCAGTCTTCGTCTGAAGCAAATTTATCCGGAACAACAATTTTATCTTTGCCAATCATCTTTTGGCCGTGAATATAACTCTTTGCCAATGATTGAATATCCATAATTGAAGACAAAGAAGGATCTGCTTTTAAATCATCCGGAAGAGAATCTTTCCAGTTCTCAGGAATGACAACCGCTGGAGCAGGAGTAGATGCAGGTGTTTCTGCAATTGGCGCAGAATCATTAGTAGGTGTAGAGGACGAATTGCCCCCGAGTAGGGATTCAGACATAATTTCTCCTTAGTCTATGTATAGATTATCTTGTTCGATACCTTTATTAATATCTTCCAAGAGTTTTTGAGGATCGATTTGAAGAATGGAAAGAATACGGAGAACAGTATTTCTTTCTCCTTCTTTGAGTGCTGTCTCGTAGGGATCTTTTGAGAATGTGCTTCCAATGACATAATGAACTTTCATCATATCGTATAAAACTTTTTTACCTTCGTCGGAATTGAAAATAGACTGGTAGTTAGCTACCTGGTCCATTTTCTTTTTTCTAATATTAAACATTATTGTCCTTGAATTATCGGAGCCGCTTTACTCATCATTTCCATCTCATGACTTTGTGCCATTTGATCTTGTGCTTGTTGTGCAGCTTGCGCTCTACCTTCTCTCAGTTTCTTCACGTCTTTATCATCTCTTAGTAATTCATACGGTACTGAAAGCACGTTGGCAATATATCTGAAAGCAGCGTCCGGATTAAAGTTATCTGTAACAGTTTGATCCACTTGAAATATTGGAGCAGCAATTTGAAACATTCTGTTTAGCGATTCTAATTCAGAAGTCTTCTGCGCTCTAGCAATCATAGAAGAGTATTGCACTTCAAGCTTCATTCCTGCCAATGCTTGAGGAGCTTGAGGTAATTGTCCTCTACGATAAAGAATATCAAAAATTCTATCGATAAGAGGCTTCAGAAGTTCGTTGTGTTGTCTTCCAAGAATAGGTCCAAGAAGTCTCAACTGTTCTTCTGTTCTCTGCATAACTTCAGTAGCAGTCATTTGCGGACCTTCACGAAGTTGTAACTGATCGATGAAGAACGCAGAACGAATCCGTGTTCTTACGTCCTCCATGATCTGAAAACCGAAGTCAATCCTAGCCCCGGTTTGGAGAGGTTCAATTCTATCAGAAGTGCCAGCACGATAATAATTAATCGCCCCTGGTGCAGTTCTAATCGGCCCCATGGTTCCATCGTCTGGTGCCATGAGAGGAGGATCAACAACTTTTTGTGCTGATCTGATTGTAACCTTCATCATTTGGTTAATCATTTTAATATCAGGTAAGCACTTCATAGCAGGACTTCTGCCATATTTCTCGCCTGAAATCTTAGTCCATCTTGGGATGGCGTAAGGGAAAGTGTTATAACCTTTCTCTCTTAAAACAATTTTCTTATCTTTTAAAACGTAGCATGAGTAATAAGGTTTGTTATCAACCACGCTTCCGTACGGATTGTATTCTGTGTTTGCGCCTACCGAGTGAATGATCTCATATTCTTTATGCGGATCACTCATCATAGCTTGCGCCATTGGATCATTGGCAAAAGGCTCTGCTCCAAACTCATCCAAAATATCTTTCATTGGTTTTTTAAAACAACGAACAACTGTATCAACTACGCCCTTGTAGTTTTCATCAATGTACATCTGATAAATCGGATGCGATAAAAAGCGAATATAGTCAGTATCATCTTCATCAATGAATAAAGCTCCAGTACCAAAACTTCCAATGTCTAAATAAACTTCGTGAATCTCAGTCTGAAAATTAGAATTATTTAATATTTGGTGCATCCTGCGGACACATTCTTGTAACCACTTCCTTACTTCGTCGTTCTTATCCAACTGCGTATTGCCAGTAGTAAGACCAAAAAATATATTAGTAGGATTGGAAAGCATACCATGAAGAGCAGATCCCAATAACTCATTTGAGTGAATCGCCGTGGAATCATAGATCTCATTGAACTTCTTCTCCCCCGGCGCACGGTCAAACTGATAGACGTTATCTTTGTTTGGAATTACAAATTCAGCAATGTCACGCCAGTGAGAGTCCCAATTGACTCTATTAGATTTAAGCTTTTCGTAAAGCTTAACAATCTTAACCGCCTTATCATTAGCAACCATTACATTGTCCTAGTTTGAGAGATACCTGGAGAAGTTTTTCTGGAAATAACTTCTTGCTTTCTTTGATTAAATACTTGAGCTAAGGCTTCAGCTTCTTTAGCTTTAGTTTTCTTTTTGTCATTTTTAAAAACTGGAGTCATAATATTTAAACTAGGATCTGCTACAACGGCTTCTTCCATGCTTTTAAATTCTTGCATAGCAGTTCTGTCACTAAGAGTGTTTCCTGCGGAAGTGTATCCTCCGGTCATAGATTTAGATGCTGTTCCTAAAACTTGCCCTACTACTTTATCAAATGACATAAAAATACTCCTAGCTTAATACTCATATTCATTATAGGAATCATCTGCCTTCATTGGCAAGTTTCTATTTCGTATCTCGTTGGTATCCCTGGAGTCCATGGCCGAATATCCGAAACTATCCGCCCCGTGGGAAGCCCAATTGTGTAAAGGATTGTCCTGCCATATCTTATTCTTGGCATCCCACTTCCTACTGTACGCCTCGATGGCTTCAAGCCCTCTACGGCATTTAGTCTCGTCGAATACGCACCGTGGGAGTATAATTCTAGCAGCATTGATCCTATCCGCCGGAGATGACTTCCCTTGAACCTCGCCCCTTATACCAAGGGATGAAAGAATCTCAAGCCTGGTCCTACCAGTTGAAAGATCTCTCACCTTAACATCATGAGGAAAAACGTGCCTACCATAGACATAGTTCTTTTTCTTCAGCATATCAGCATAGTGATCGAGTCCCTGACCACTCATTTCATAATAGTCAATGTATCTATACTCAGTCCCGAATTGTTGACGAAACCACACAACCGTTGTGTCACTCATCCCAAGATCCCAGAATGTATCCACGACTAACGCCGGATCATACGGAACACTACGAATTTTCTTTTGTTCTCGAAGATCGTTGATATACTTAGCAAAGTAGGCCCCGGTATTAGCTCCCGCAAAACTACATTCAAACTCCTGCATATAAGCCTCGTCACCAATCTCCGCTCTAATCTCATCCAATTCATGCTGGGGTATTAGCTTCGATTCTGAGGCCTTAAGAACAAACGAAAACCAGTTCGGATTCTTGAGAGCGAACTCGTATTTCTCCTTAAAGTCATTCGATCCTTTCGGCGTTCCAATGAAGAAACACGCCCCTTGCCTGTCTGCAAGTGCAGGACGAACGATAAGACTAAATACATCAGGACCAAGATCCTGATACTCATCCAACGCGATAACATCAAAGTACATCCCCCGAAGCGAGTCCGCGTTCTCCGCCCCCAATAGGTGTATCGTACAAACGCCGTTCCCATGAGGTGCCGTGAACCTAACCTTAAGCTCCGCCTCGTTGGCCACGAAACCAGGAAGACTCTGAGCATAGTCCTTAAGGTAAACCCATGCAATCCTCTTCGCCTGTCCAAAGGTAGGCGCAACGTACGCGCCCTGCGGATTCTTAAGCTTACAGTGAAGCATCCTATCCAGGATCTCGTTAATCACGGAAACCGTCTTACCGCCCCGACGATGAACAACAATCACGCCAAAACGCTTGTTATATGCAAGCGTATGGAAACGCCTCTGCCATAGTCTAGGGATATACCCTGTATTAATTACTTCTGTTTGCAAAAATTACTTCTTTTTAGATTTAGCTTTCTTGCCTTCTAGCTCCGCCTTGCCCTTCTGTCCATGAGGAATTAGAGGCTCATCGATTGGCTCATCCACCGGCTCGCGCTGCTCAAGCTCTACGGCCTTATTCAAATGTCTCTCGGGGAAATGTCCAAACTGACCATTCTCCATAAGGACTCGTTCATGTATTTTCTTTGTCATTCACTACCTCGACTGTAATTGTTTCATCTCTTGTAACTCCAGTGATAATCTGGATAACCGTAGCCCCACTTCCTGCGGTGTCTTTCTTGCTACCGAATCTGGCCGGACTATCCTTCTCAGCACTCCATTTAAGAAGCTCCGCTGCTCTAACCTTTCCATCTACTTCAGATTTAGATAAGTTACCGCTTGCAAGTTCTTCCGCTGTCTCCAGTATAGTATCGTGTACGTTCTCCGCTCTGACAAGCTTCGCTTTATTTAGTGCCTCACCAAAGGAAGCAATTTTATCACACCAATTGTAAACCGTCGCCGGACTAACCCCTAGCCCATGACAAGCTTTTTTAAGAGTCATGCCATCCGCTACCCGCTGGAGTACAATGTCCGCTACTGGCCTAGAGTAGTTAAGCTTGGGAGCCGTATATCCGCTAACTGTCATTCCCTTCTGGATCAGCATATCCTTGCCATCCAAAGTGATTTGCATCATGCTCGCGGGATTGAGTATATGTTCTTCATGGAAATCTTGCTGAATTGCAAGCACTTCTCCAGAAACCGCATCCACGGCTTCCACAACACGATAATGCTCATTCCAGCGGTAGAAAATATTTTCAGAGTTTACTACAAGGTTAGTCATACTATTTTAGTACCATATAATTTATAGCTTGCAAGGATCTTGTTCTTCATAAATGATAATAGTTTCTTCCAAGTTATCAGGCTCGCCAAGCTCCCAATGATAGACTTCAGCTTCACTCTCCACGTCGCTAGACGCTTCAGGATCGTCCAGGTGAGGTTTTTCCTGCGGGGTTGACCATTGGGTAAGCATATACTCCAAAAGTAGATCATCGGAGCAAAGACAGTTTAAAGGAACCAATAAAAGGATAATCCATAGTCTCATCCTTTAAGCGTAGTGAGGTTGCAATCAGGAGTCAATGTTTCCAGGTTTATGCAAGCAATGATCCAGGTATTCCAGGTTAGATGTTTTGGCGGAGTCCAGGTGTCCGGCGGAGTCCGGCGGGATTGCATAACTGCAAGCAATTAACTAAAATTTAGTGTTAATGTGCTGTGAGTCGGTAAACTAATACAAAAGGACATAACTTTGGGGGTACCCACTAGAATATACGAACTAAACAAAAACTGTAGAATCTAATGATTAATAGGGTTTATCGTTGGTTTCTTAAGATTTATACTAGGTTTCACTAAGTAATTGTCAAAGGTTCACCTTTGACAACGATCTAAGTCATTGTAATCATTATATAATCCAATAATAAGAAGGATGAATACTCCGACGGCGATAGGTCAACAGGCCGATCCGTTGTCTAATTACACTGAAAAATCCAAAATGTAAGAAAGGTAACAGAGGTAACAGGTAGCAGATTCAAAAAAAAATCTGTTACCCGAAATAATAGATTAAAATCAAAGGTTTAAGCTATGTTTTTGAGTTGGTAACAGATAAAAGTGGTTTGGGACTTTTATATAATATAAAAATATAAAAATAATAAATATAAATAAATATTATTGTTTTTCTTGTAAGTTTTCTTTTGCATTATAAAAAATCTGTTACCTGTTACCTTTTTGGTTTAACCGCAGGAATATAAAGGACTAAATCAGACAACCGATAAAACCCTAAACTGTTACAATCTGCTACCTTTGGGTTATCTGTTACCTTTTTATAACTCACTTAATCAATTTAACACAAAGAGACAACCCATAGCGTAATGTAAGAAATATAAAATTTACACTATTTACTTAGACCATTGACAACCGTCGGAGTAATTGATATAACTCTTCGTGTCAGACAACAAAACAACAAAGGATGAATCAATGAAAGCTCTTACTCTTCTTATTTTGGTAACATTTTCTCTTAATATTTTCGCAGTAAGCATTGACACCGCCGGATTAGTTGATGTTGAGATTCAAGCAGTTGACGAGGCCACAACTGCCCAACTTATTGAGCTCGAACAATGTGTAATTGACAGTAATGAGACTAAAATCAATGAGACATCATGTCTTAATGAAGTTTTAGGGGATGTTCACAACTAATTTTTTATTGGAATAACAACAATTTGACTCAATTCCGAGTCAATTTATAAAAGGACGAAACATGAAATCACTTGTAACAATCTCTCTTCTTATGGTTATCTCTCTTAATTCTATGGCATCTTCCGAAGTTCAGTTGAAAAATTGTCTTCAAAAGACTTTGACCGCCTCATCATTGGAATTAAATAGATCGGAAAAACCGTCGGATGTTTTAAAATCAATGAACCAATCAATTAAACAATGTAAGGATGAAGTTAAATCATTGGTTAAGGCTGAAAAAGCAGCTGCCAAAAAGAATAAATTAATTGAAGCTATCAAGAAACTACAAGCAAAATTAAACGCTTAATATTGGTTTACCCGCTGGAACTTAATCCAGCGGGTATATTAAAAGGACGATGCAATGAATACTCTTATTTTATCTGTTTTAATTCAAACATATTGCCAAAATTGGATTGCATCCGAATACATGAGACCTCAAACATATGAGGAGGGGGCAGAATATTATAATTGTGTGAATGATGTTACCGCTCAAGAAATATTTGAGCTTGATAACTTAAAAACAGACGATGACGGTTTTTTACATAGCGTTTTATAAAACAACAAACAAAGGACGAAACAATGAAAACAACAAAAAAAGCAGCAAAAAAACCAAAATTTAAACAGGTTGAGGGTGAGATTGGTAAGGTTGAAAAAATCAAGTCTAAACATGAATTAATCACTGATAAAATTATTGAATCATTAGAGTCTAATGTTATTCCTTGGAAAAAACCCTGGACTGCTTTAAGTCCTAAAAATTTAAGTTCAATGAAAGAATATAGGGGAATCAATCACATATTGCTTTCTATGATCCCGACAAAATACCCTTATTTCTTAACCTTTAAACAGGCTAAAGACCTTGGCGGCATGGTTTTAAAAGGATCAAAAAGTGTACCAGTGTTTTTTTATTCCATGATTGATAAAAACGAAGATAAACCGAAAGACGATGACCACAAAACAGGGAATACTTTTTGGTTCATGAAACAATATTCAGTTTTTACCTTGGAACAAATTGACGGCATTAAATTAGATCAATTAATTGATCCAGTGATTGATTTTACGCCGGTTATGACTGCCGAAAATTTAATAAATGCTTTTTTAGATTCTCAAGGTTTAAAGGTTTACCCCGCCCAAAACGCCGCCTATTCACCGAATCAAGACCATATCGTTATGCCGCAAAAGGATCAATTCCATAGTGTAGACGCTTATTATTCTACAATCTTTCATGAAATAATCCATTCTACAGGCAGCGAAAAAAGATTAAAGCGGGCGGGTTTTTCAATTGGTGAATATCATCGTTTCGGATCTAAGGGTTATGCCTTTGAAGAACTTGTGGCCGAATTTGGGGCCGCTATGTTGGCATCATACTGCGGCGTCGATACTTCACTAGAATCGGGGCAAAATGCCGCATATATTAAATCTTGGATGAAAAACATTAAGGAAGATCCAACAATCTGTTATAAAGCTGCATCTAAGGCCCAAGCGGCAGTTGATTTTATCTTAAAAGAGGCGGGCTTTAATGTTTTTGGACTGGCCGACGATGAAACGTCAAACAATGAGGCGGTGTAAGATGAAACATTCAAAATTTTCAGTTTTTTGGTTTTATAAAC